CAGGGATGTCCTCTGCATTACCGTACTTCGTGATTGCATTTGCATAATCTTGTACAACTTCCTTGACAATCTCGTCAGCCTCTCGTTGCACTGGAGCCGATGCGATAATATCTTCCGGGTCAATCATGCGAGGATCAACCCCACGTAGACCTATAAAATAATCATTCAAGGAGCCTGCCTCACGAGCCATCTGTGCGGCACGTTTAGCACCTGCACTGGCCATCGCAGACTCTGTTCCACGTCCTTGCCTAGCAACACGACCTGTGGCTTTACGTGAGCCTTTACGGAATATCTGACTCATCATGTTAGCAAACTCATTCATAGATTCCGCTTCTAAGAATGGTCTTGCACGTCCACGAGGCGGGGCTTCTACACCGGGCTCAAAGACTTTACTAACCTGTGCGTCTGGTACATCCTTCTCAGGACGCTGACGCAATGCAGACACACGTGACGAACCAACAGAGCCACGTTCTTGCGCTTTTGCACTTTCGGTTACTTCTTTGATAATATCACGCCCAGTCTTAGGTGGTGTACCTGCTTGAACTGGTAAGACCTCTGCAGGAGCTTGCGCTTGCTCTCTGAGCTTCTGAATCTGTGCTAGTTCGGTGGCTCTTTTCTTTTCTGTTTGTGCAACTTTCGTGCCAATAATGTCTTTGTAAGCACTGGAAGCTCGCATAGGAATTGTTTTGAGATAGGGCTTGTTCTTCGTATCGGCCTTGACTTTCTTGCCAACACGATCGAACTCGGCCTTACCCATAAGCTTGATAGTTTCATCGTCAAGACCTGTAACACGCTTCGCATAGTTAATCATGGGCTGTTGGTTTTTACCGCCCTTGCCAACCATGTACAAAGCACGGTCAAGGTCATTATCAAATGTGACTCGCTTCTCACCGAATTTAGGAGTAGCCTTTCTAAACGAAGGCAACATAGACTCCATCTGATACTGAGGTGTCGTAGGAATCAACTCAGGCATTTCAGGTTGGATAGTCTCTGTAGGAACAACTTCAGTAGGTATTTCTTCACGTGTCGGAGGAGCTATCTCAGGCTCTTCAGCTTGTTTACCAAAGCGTTTAGCAAGAGCACCGGCAATACCACCGATAGCACCACCGCCCAGTGTTCCTGCTAAAATGTTAAAGACTGGGCTGTCACCTAGTTCTTCGAAGGTAGGCTCTGTAACACCTGCAATAGCACCTGCACCCATACCGGCTACAATATTACTACCAAGTTCTCCTGCACCTTGAGCGACCTTTCGAAACTTAGTAAACGGAACCAAGGCACCGACTGGATCAAGAATATCACCTGCAACTCTACCACCGGTAGCGGCAATAGGCTGTTGCTCTTGTGCTACACGATACTGAAACTCCCTAGCAAATTCTTCATCATCCATTTGCTGAGGTTCGCCATCGCCATAAAGCATAGACCGCACAGACTCAGGAAGAAGTTCCTCAAGTCCACGTGCTGTTGACGTAAATCCTTGACGTATACCCATCCCGGCGGCTTCTAATGCACCGATTTCTTCACCATACTTTGCTTCAAATTTGGCTAAAGTATCGTTGATTTCCTCGGTAGGAGTTCCGTCCTTGAACTCAATCCTTCCAAGTGGGTGATTGACTATGATAGCCATTAACGAGATGCTCTGTTAATTTTAGCTCGATCTGCTAAAGCGGCTACAATTCTACGGTATTCCTCTTGCTGATCTGCTGACATTACAGGTATTGCTTTCAATTCTGCTAACCGTTTTGTCAAAACTTTAGTATCAGCCTGCTGAAGGGCTTTCATTTCTGCTCCGGCCTCTGCTGATGTTTGCACTGTTCTACTTGGGGCAGGGGGTTCTATGGGCTGTCCCATGATATTAGGACGAGTGGGAACACCTTGCATCGTAGCCACCGTAGGAGCACGAGCACCACCCTTACCCGCTTCCGCAATTAACTGAGATAGGCTTGGTTGTTGGCCTCGTGCTGTACGAGAAGCTCCAGATTGTTGATTGATGCGCTCTTGTGCTTCAGGAGGGATATTTGATGTTGGAGCACCTTGTTGCACCCCAGTCCCTATACCTGCATTTAAGTAAATATTTGCGCCATTAATAGTATCATCGGGTTTTGGTTGAGCCGCCGCATTTGCTTGAGCCTGATTGCTTTCAATAGCCGCCGCTTCTTCTCTTGAAATTGGAATGACTCTTCCTGTGGCTGTGTCAATACGCCCTGTAATTACTCCGTCTTCAAGTTGGAATGTTTCATACGTAGGGACCACTGACGGTTTTGTAAGACGTTTTTCTACATCGGATAGCCCCGGAGCATACTGCAATGTAGAGCCAGTACGAAGCTGTTTAATTTCACGCTTAGGTTGCATTGCACGACCTTGTTGCATAAGCACCATAGCCGCCGCAGGATCAGACTGTTGTAGTATCTTAGCGGCTTCTACAATGTTGCCGCCAGAAGAGGCCATTGCTTCCTTGACACGTTCTGCACGTTGGACCATAGGACTACGCATATCTGTGCCTAAAGCACTACCAAGACTACTACTTAACATACCTGCAGTTTGATAGTCTTGTTGTAATAATGGGCTAGAGCCTGCCATTGTTCGCATAGTCTTTAACTCTTCTTCACGCTGTAGCCTACGTGCGGCTTCTGGGTCAAGAAGCTGTAGAATCATTGAATCTGCAATAGCCATTATGCGGTTGCTCCTGTTGTTGTACCTAACCCAACATTAATACCTAACGCACGAAGAACAGCATTAACACGAGCTTGCTCCAAAGCCGCTTCAGTTTCACCCAAACCTGTAATTGATTGCAAGTATGCAGGTCCAAGTGCTCCGAGTAGTTCGGCTTCTGATGCTCTTCCTGCTTGTGCCAATTGAGCCGCTTGCAATGCAGGAGAGAGTGATGATAACATCTGTTGCTCTGGTAAAAATGCTGTTTGCAATCCGGCCTGTAGAGTACCAAGCTGAGCTTGCTGTAGCTGTGATGGGGCCAGTTGTGCCTGCTGACCAAGACCAAACATACCTGAAGCTTGCTGTAGTGCCTGCTGTTGCTCTGCTGAGGCTAACTGACGTGCCTGCAGGGCCGCATTAGCTCTAGCCTCTTCTTGAGCCTTAGATAACGCCAGAGCCTCTGGAGTACCACCGTATAGAGCAGTTTGAGTACCTAAACGACCCTGTGCGGCTAGGCGGTTTTCAAGCTCAATACGCTGACGTTCTTCTTCAGGCATCTGTGTGGCACGAATCTGTTGGAAGATGTTTTGCGTGGCTGTGTCAAGTGGCTGTTGAGCCTGTGTCAGTGCTGTACCTGCACCGGTCAGTGCTTGCTGTGCAAATGGACTACCCATCCCACCAAGCTGTGTTTGTCCTGCTAATTGATTTAAGATGTTTTCTTGAATTTGTTGTGGTTGTGCTCCAAGCTGTGATGTCAATCCACCACCTGCACCAAACTGAGCAGTGCCCATTCCAGATGTCACAGTAAAGGGTTGGAATGCCGCCGCTTGAGCTCCTTGCTGTGCAATATCTGGGTAAGTCAGCGGTGTTGGTCCAGTAACTTGACCTCGGATATTTCGTATGTTTCCAAGTGCTGTTTCAAGACCTGAGTAAGCACCTGCAGCACCTACAACACCTGCTGCCGGTCCAAAAACATCTTCAAATAAAGCCATTAGTATGTACCTCCATCAATAGTACCAATAGTTGCAGTACCAGTGACAGATAGCGTTGGGACAGTTACAGTGCCTGTAAATGTAGGCGATGCTGTATCAGACTTAGTTGCCACTGCGGTTGCAATGTTGTTGTATTCGGCATCAATCTCTGTGCCTTTAATAATCTTTGCCGGGTTACCAGATGCCAAGTTATCCTTGACAGCAAAGTTGGTTGTCTTAGTATAGTTTGACATTAGATAGTCCTTCCTACGATAGCCTGTGCGGTCATTCTCTGAATAGAGACTGTTGACCCATTAATTTCTGATTCGATTCCCAGTTGCACTACTTGACCACCACCGGATGCGTTGACCTGTGGACGGTTTACCAAGACACCTGCGTTAAACTCACCGATGTTATATTCTGCAATGTTGTATTCTGCAATAATTTGCTCAGCGAGTGTAAAAGTTTTCTTACGATATGCGTATGAATAGTCATAACCCCAGTTGAGTGTTGCCTGAGTGTCACTACCACCAATGATTGTTACCTTAAGGTTCTTCAGTAGCTTTAGGTTTGATGGCGCACCGAAGTCAATGTAGTTGGTAAAGTACGACATAATGTACGTAGAGCCGTTGTCTGAGAATCCATCGTACTTTGCAATACCATCTGCCTTACCCAACAAGAGAGTCCCATCACGTAAACGGCAAAGGTAATTGGGAGTAATGCTAGTCCAACGAGTAACACGGTGTGCTCCATTTTCTAACGGTGCTCGCATATCAAATGCAAATGTGACACCGTTGTCTTCTAGGTGTAAAAGGTAAAATGCTTCTTCCGGAGAATAAACAGAATATATTCTACCTGTTTCTGACGCAACCAGTGCTGTCAATTCTGTGCGTACATTTGTAGAAATATCACGCATGGGTGCTGACTTTTCTTGGATGGTCCTGTTAAGGCTACGTAGCCCTGTGTCAGACAAGAAGATTAAATCAGGACCTGTTGTCTGAATTGAGTCTCTGGCAATACAACCTACACCAACAATTGTGTCTGCAAGAGACATCGTAGCAGGGTCATCAGCACCTTGATAAACTAGAATCTGAGTCTTACCAAAGATAAACAATAAATTATTGTGCACACCTAACGCAGTAATTTCATCGTTGCCATTAGGCCACACCTTAGAAACATCTATAGAACCAGAGCTTCCAGTGTCCCACTTGAAACCAGTGAGCAGGTCTGACCAGTATATCGTGGTGTTATCGGTTGTCGTTTTGGCAACCCAGAGTCTACCAAAGCCAGACTGCACAATATCACCAGAAGGAACCGTGCCACTGTAGTCTGCGTGAGCAGACACTTCGTCACACGTTGTACCATCATAGTATACTGGATCAGACCCCTCTCTAAATAAATAAATCACTCCGTTAAGGTTGGCACTGTCAAAGTTGCCATCACTAACGGTGTAACTTGCAGGTGTAATATCAGTAAGTGTGGTGGTTCCTTCGTAGATATTGGATGCAGAAGCACTAATCACTTCTGTCGTACCATCAGACTTAATAAACTCGCTGATGTGTACTAGATTTGTGCCCGTACCGTTGGTTGTAGTTATGTAGTCCCAACCCTTACGAGCACCAATACGACCAAACTGGTCAATGACGCAATTGTCAGCCACCAAAGCAAACTGCTCAGAGAGTGACGTAGGGCTGTCTTGAGTGTTTAACCCAAAGAAGCCCGGTGCTTGAATTGCAATGCTTTGTAGCTGTTTAGCCATTAGGTAACATTCCAAGTCGTCTCATCTGGATGATAGTTCTGATCCAGAGTGATTGCTGTACGTAGGTCTTCTTGTGCAAAGATTAACTGTTCGGATGCTGATTGACCGCCGGTTTCCCCACGCTCACGGAGAGCATAGGCAAAAGCAAATTGAATGATTGGTTGCGTAGGAACAGAGATCTCGTCTGCATCGTTTGTTAACGAGCCCTGCCGTATTTCTGCGTAGACTTTAATTGCGTACGCCGCATCTGGCGTAGGAGTCAGAATTAATTGAGCATCTTTGTTTACATCAATGCCAGAAATATGATAATATTTAGGAACACCTCGAGCATTTTCAGTAAAAGCTTTTGTTTGGTTGTTACGGATTTTGTTTT